CCTGCGGGGCAGCCAGGCCCCGCAGGGGCACAGCGCTCCCCTCCCCTCTCCCCCTCTCCCCTCCCCCCTCCTCTCCCCTCCCCTCCTCTCCCCTCCCCAGCGATACACGAGGCCGCCAAGGAGTTCCCCCTCTCTCTAAAAATTCTATACCCTTCGGTTTTCGCACATTTTAGAGATGCGATTTTAGAATTGAGAGATCCATCGCTAATTCGGTCGAGAATCGACCGAAACCTTCGGTTTTCGTACATTTTGGAGATTCGTTTTTAGAATTGAGAGAGATTTTCGTGCAAATGAGAAAGCCGGTTCGATGAACCGGCTTGTGGTATAATGGGTACATGAATAATAACAGGCCGAGCACCGCGCCCGCCGCTCTCCGTCAAAAAACGAGAGAAAGACCGAAAGGTCCCAAACACGATTCCCTCTGCATCGAGACTTATCAAGAGTCTCACGCCGAAACACTGACGGACAAAAAAGGGAAAACGATCCTCAATCAAAATCCCGAAGATATCCCGAAACTCTCCAGATGTTACTGTCTCTGCGGAGCCTGCTTCCAGCTTACGGGACAGACACGACACGCCAAACCTCGCTCCACGGGCCGCTGTATCTGTCGCTCGTGTCCTTGCCGAGAGATACGACCCTGACCCCGACACAGCTTTCCTACCGGTTAGTAATTTGCCGTAAGGCCCCGCACTGTGCTAGGGTTCCCGCATTCCCGCAGGCGGGAGGTCCGATGGCCCGGAACGGCAACGGCGCTGGTCAGCGCCCCTCTCCTGGCGTGAGCTCTCCCGACCCGTCTCCCGACGACCCGCCCCGCCTCCTTCGCGGATATGAGCGTCTCCGTCTTCTGAGAGACCTCGCGACAGGAGCGGGACAGAGCCAAGAACTCGCGAGCCTAGCGAGGCAGTACAATATCTCCCAGAGCGAACTGCGGATTTTCCAGAGAGACCATCAGGAAGAGATCTCAGAGCTATCAAGCGCCCTCTCACAAGGATCCAATATCGAGACAGCGGGGATGTGGATTACCCGCAAAGAGAATCGCATTGCTGAGCTCGAGCACGAGGCTGAGGAGATACGCGATACTCTCGAGGATTACCGACAAGACGGAATATCCTGGTCTCGGGCTCATAGGGACATGATTCGCACCTACCTCGAGATCCTCAGGTCGGTCGCGGATGAGACGGGTGCTTACCCGCAGCGCCAGAGCTCTCCCAGGCAATCCGGACAGACCGTTCACTACGTCATCGACACAGGGGACGAGAGCGGAGCCCTGCAATGACACTGGCGAAATACCGCAAGGCAGCAGTGGCGGTAGCAGGTGCGATCCTCACCGTAGCAGCACAAGCGCTTCCCGACAACCAGTACGTCATCGCCGCGGTCGCGGTTGCTACGGCCGTAGGAGTCTGGCGAGTCCCGAACAAGACGTCGTCAGGAAAGGCGACCGTAATTCTAGAGAACAAAGATCCTCACTTTCCGACAGGAAAACTGTTATGCCGGGCGGCGACTTCTATACGATCCCGCAGGAAGAGGTCTGTCAGGTCGGGTCCGAAATCTGTACGCGAATACCCGGAATAAGAATCTACTGTAAGACCGAGGGAAGAAGTGCACTTGCGTGCCCAGACTGCCTGAAGGTCTGGCGACAAAGAGTCCAGACAGAGCCGTTCCGACTGAGTCTCAGATGTCCTCTCTGCGCCGACTGGGCTCGACCGATCAGTCCGATCCCGACCCCGACCCCGACACGATCCGCACTTCAGGGCGACATAGCACAGTCGATCGACAGGGCCATGCACGCGGAGGGTCTTCTCCAGGATATCCGCGAGAAAGTTCTTCAGAGACTCGCGAAGGATGCTCCCTGGCTTGACGAGAGTACCGTGATCCGATGACGACGGCGAGGAAGACAACGGCCGGGAAGACAACGGCCGGGTACGGAGCACCGGCGATCAACGAGCATCGATATACTCCCAGAGGGGCCTGTAAGGATCTGTTTGGAGCGAGAGATCCCGAGGTCCTTGTGTCGGGTCCGGCGGGAACGGGCAAGTCCCGCGCGTGTATGGAGAAGCTGCATATCATGATGCTCCTGACGCCGGGAGCACGAGGTCTTATAGCACGAAAGTCCGCTACGTCCTTGAGCTCAACGGCCTTGAAGACCTGGGAGAACTTTGTCGCGAAAGAGGCGATCGCGGCTGGGGATCTCAAATATTTCGGAGGCTCAGCCAGAGACCCCGCCAGTTATCAGTACAAGAACGGCTCCACTGTGAGTATCGGCGGTCTGGACAAGGTCTCGAAGATTATGTCGTCCGAATTCGATATAATCTACATTCAAGAGGCGACGGAGCTGACGGAGAACGACTGGGAAGCTCTTACCACCCGCCTCCGCAACTGGAAGATATCTTTTCAGCAGATCCTGGGAGACTGTAATCCGCAGCATCCAGATCACTGGCTCAAACGCCGCTCAGACAAGGGTACGACCCGAATGCTGATCAGTGTTCATGAGGATAATCCGATTCTGTTCTCCAAAGACGGACAGATCACGGGAAACGGCGCGGCTTACATGATGAAGCTCGACGCGCTGACCGGAGTGCGGTATAAGAGGCTTCGAAAAGGACTCTGGGTCGCGGCTGAGGGCGTCATTTACGAGGACTACCGAAGCGACATTCACGTTATCACCAGTGACCAGCTTCCCAAGGCGAACGACAACAAGGACCAGAACGGTATTCCGATGTCGTGGTCCAGATACTGGTCGATCGACTTCGGGTATACGCATCCGTTCGTGTGCCAGTTCTGGGCGGAAGACGAAGACGGCAGACTGTATCTTTACCGGGAGATCTATCATACCCGGAAAACAGTCGACCAGCATGCCAGAAAGATACGAAGTATTGTTCTTAACGAGAGAGGAAGCTGGACCGAGCCCAGACCCCGAGCGATCGTCTGCGATCATGACGCTGAGGGAAGAGCCACTCTCGAGCAAGAGCTCGGGCTCAGCACGGAGGCGGCTCATAAGAGCGTACTCGAAGGTCTTGACACGACTCAGCGAAGATTCGTCGTTCAGCCTGACGGACGCCCGAGGATTTACTTCCTCCGTGACGCCAGAGCAGAAGAAGATCCTGACCTTAAGGAAGCGGGCAAGCCGACCAGCACGATAGACGAGCTGCCTGGGTATGTCTGGGCCGATAAGAAAACGAAAGAAGAGCCCGTCAAGGAAGATGATCACGGAGCGGACGCCATGAGGTACATGTGTGCACAGCGTGAATTCGGCATTCGCCCGATGTACAGAAGCTTCCCTATCTAGGAGGACAAGACAAAGGCGATGCATTTTAAGGACCTTGAGAACAGATTCACGTATCATCCTCCCAACTCAGACCAGCGGTCAAGGTACGAGCAGATCCGAGAGAGGGCTCTGCAATTCGCAACGCTCCTTAATGAGCTAACGCCCGATAGTCGAGAGAAGTCGCTCTCAATTACCAGCCTAGAGCAGGCTGTGTTCTGGGTCAACGCGGCGATCGCCGGGAACGAGCACCAGCCATGACGACTCCGCAAAGAGCAACGACAAGCAAAATCCTTCTCGTGGTCGGAGCGATCTTGTTCTTTCTTGCGGCGCTGACGGAAACGGGCTCCGATATCGCGGGCACTCCCGCGCTAGCCTGGGCGTTCGGCGGATTCGCGGCCTGGTGTCTGGCGGGAGCGGTCTGATGACTAATCTTCCGGGAATTGCACTTCGTTTTTACTTTGACGACGTAGATCCTTCCATCAGGTGCGAGTGTGGATGGCACTGTCACGGGGATTCAGCAAACGATGCGTGGGAAGCTTGGTATAAGCATCAGGCGAATAAGCATGCGGAGGTATTGGGCTGATGGCGACGATTCCTTTCCGAAAGCGAATAAGAGACGAATGGATTCACGACAACCCGTTCGCGAAAGGAGAAGCCAGAAAGAAGTTCGTAGAGGTTGTCAGAGCCCGTTCTAGCCCGATCAGCCGGCATCTGGCGGATCACGCTTATACTATAGCCGGATTCGGCTGTATCTCGGCCGCATCCTTTGTTCATTCGGTCTTTACCGGACTCTTGACGACCGGTATCCTGCTCCTTGTTTTCGAGTTTAAGGTCGGAGAAGACTTATGACGACCCGACAGTTTCTAGACTCGAGATGGCACTGGCTACGACAGGCACTGCAGAAATTGTACAACGAGCTTGATGACGACGCGACCCCCGCAAGTCTGACGATTATCGCGGCCGGAGATAACGACATGGTCTCCTATTCAATGACTCCGGGAATCGGAGACGTTGATAAGCGCGTGATCGTCAATCAATCGGCTCTGATAGCGGCTGCTGAGATCACGACAGTGGACGCGAGCGTAGAGTCATGAAACTTGAAGATCTTATCAGAGCTGCGCAGAAGTATGATCTAGAGAACAGTCCACGAGATAGGAACTGGAGTCGTGTGCCGGATAGCCAGGTAGCGCGACTGCTTATCGGTGCCAAGCTTGCGCGAGCAGAGGCAGGTTCTCCTGATTCTCCGGGATGACCAAGAGCCTCCTGAGAAAGGTCTATAACGCGGCGGCCCGTCCCATTCCTTTCAACAGTTCTTGGAATCTGCACGGGGATAATCTGTACGGCTCGGGTCCTGCGGATAGGTTCACTCAGCTTCAGGCTATGGGGACGCAGGGAACCCTGTACGCGATTGTTCAGCTCCTGAGCACGGGATCCCAGTCTCAGGGCGGCTGGCGAATGTATCGCAAGAATACGGACGGGCGTGTTCGCTATTCAAAGATCGATATAGGCTCAGACCAGAGAACAGAGGTGGTCAGGCATCAGGCCTTGCGACTCTGGAATCGGCCCAATCCGTTCATGACGGGAGCGGATTTTCGAGAGATCGGCTGGCAGCATATGGAGCTGGCTGGCGAGTGGTACTGGGTCATGAATCGGGGGCCGAGCGGTACGGGCATACCGATCGAGATGTGGCCGGTGCGGCCGGACCGTATGGAACCGGTTCCGGACAGAAAAGAATTCCTTGCGGGCTGGGTCTATACCGGGCCGAACGGCGAGCAGGTCCCGCTGCAGACTTCCGAGATTATTCAGCTCAAGTATCCGCATCCGACGGATCCGTACCGAGGCCTCAGCGCGGTTCAGTCCATTCTCCTAGATATTGACGCGGCCCGCTATTCCGCAGAGTGGTCGAGGAACTTCTTCCTCAACAGCGCACAGCCCGGCGGTATAGTCACATTTAGCAAGAGGCTGACAGACGACGAGTTCGAAGAATTTACGAGCAGGTGGCGGGAGCAGCATCAGGGAGTCGCTAGGGGGCACCGCGTCGGAGTTCTAGAGCAGGGCGCTTCCTGGCAGCCGAACACCTACTCGATGAGAGATATGCAGTTCGGCGAATTGCGCAAAGTAACGTCGGATATGATCCGGCAGGGCTACCGGATTCATCAGGCCATGCTCGGGAACTCCGACGACGTGAACAGGGCTAACGCGCAGACGGCTGAAGAAGTACATGTAGCCTGGCACGAAATTCCTCGTCTAAGAAGGCAGAGGAATGTCCTGAACACTCCTTATCTAGAGATGTTCGCCGGAACTGGCGAGAACGTTGAGTTTGAGTTTGACAATCCGATGCCGCCTAGCGCTAACGAGGCAAACGAAGAGCTGACAGTCAAGAGCGCAGCAGCGCAGCTCTTGGTCGAGGCTGGCTGGGATCCTGCGGATGTTCTGGAGATGGTCGGACTTCCGGCGATGAGATATCATGCACCGATCCAAAAGATCGGCAATCCTCCTCCGTCACCGCGTCCGGCTCTGCCGAAGCCAAGTCAATCCCAGCCCGATATTACTCCAACTCCGACGGGCCGAGACAACAGTTTCGACATCAGCTTCGATCTGGCGGATGTCATGAAAGAAGCGTTTGACGAAATTAAGAAAAACGGGAACGGCCGCAGTAAGGAGTTTGCCAGATGACTCTGAACGCGGCCGACAAGAAGTTTCTCGAAGGAATGGTGCCTCATCATAGAGAGGCTATCTCTATGGCGAGAACAGTCCTTGCGGAAGGGAGCGACGAGCGCGTTCAGCAGCTAGCCGAGAATATCCTCGCGGCTCAGTCGGCCGAGATCAAGAAGATGATCTCCTGGTATCCCGAGACGGACGACAGTAGCAGCGATATGTCTAATCTCATTAGGGAAGCGTTTTCTGAAATAGGAAGAAGGTTCGTATGAGCCGGAACACTCCCTGGAGGACGACCAGGAGGGAGTATGCACTGCACCAGCCGTCCGTGAACAACTGGTACAGGATCAGGAATCAGGCAGGGGGTCCGACTCAACTGCACATCTACGACGAGATCGGATTCTTTGGCGTATCTGCGGCGGACCTTATGCGGGATCTGGCGGATGTGACCGGGGACCTGGAGGTTCACATCAACAGTCCTGGCGGTGAGGTCTGGGACGGTATCGCCATTTACAACTCCCTGCTGGCGCGGAAGAACGTCACTGTTCATGTCGACGGAATTGCGGCTAGCATCGCTAGTGTCATCGCCATGGCCGGGAATCCCGTGCTGATCGCTCGCAATGCTCAGATGATGATTCATGAGGGATTCGCGATGGCGGTGGGGAACTCGCAGGATATGCGAGATCTCGCGGAGCAGCTCGACAAGGCCAGCAACAACATCGCCAGTATCTACAGCGATCACACCGGGAAGCCGATCGCCTACTTCCGAGAGGTGATGAAGGCTGAGACCTGGTACGACGCTGACGAGGCAATCGATGAAGGACTCGCGGACCGCATGATCGACTCGGGCGCGGGCAGAAGGGTCAAGCAGCCAGACGACAAGTGGGACATGTCTGTATATCACGCATCCGGGCGGCAGACCCTTCCGCCCGGGACCAGGCAGCAGCAGGCGGCTGGTCCCTGGGATCCTGACGGAGACGGCGACGACGACTCGAGGCCAGAGACTGACTCCGATCACAGCCACTGGGACGACCAGGGAAGGCAGATTCAGTCCGTGCCCGGCAGACCGCTCGTGGACGGAAACCTCGTCGATATCCGAAATGCTTCGGTGGATAACAGCCCCTGGGACGCGTCGAGAGCGATGCACAACGCGGCTCAGAGCGACAATCCAAGTTCTTTCTACAACGGGATCTGTGCCGGAAAGAAGAGCGGAGATCCGAGCACGGCTCAAGCTCATGCTCTGCCGCATCACTATCATCCCGGTGACGCCCCTAACGCGGCGGGGGTACGAAACGCCCTAGCGAGGTTTTCCTCAACACAGGGTCTCACGAATGAGGATGCGGCAAAGTCGCATCTGCAGGCTCACATGAGGGCTATCAATCCGGACTGGGAGCCGAACGACAACGCAGACAATCCGTTCGGGTTGAGTGAAGAAGATATCAAGAGGTTTGCAGCCTCTCTCAGGCTGTGAAAGGAGAGACATGGCAACGACGATTACGATTCCTTCCAAGCCTGAAGAGCTGGAGGCGTTTCTCGGTGAGCCGGACAATGTCCGCGGGATGATGGCTGAGCCGGGCAAGTTCAAGGAGTTCATCAAGGCGTATGCGCACATGACGGTTGACAAGGACCGCGATCTCCAGGCTCAGATCAAGGAGCAGGTGCAGATCGGTCTTGCCGACTTCATGCGCGAGAACGGCATGGGGAACGGCAGGCTCAACTTCTCCAACGCGCATGAGACGCCGAAGTTCGATGCTCGCAAGGTGAGTATGGGTAAGGGAGCGGCGTATAACTCCAACAGTTTCGGTGCACGCCTTGAGAAGGAGCTCAAGGTACACGGTGGCGATGGCGGTGCGATGTTTGAGTCCACCTCCGAGTTTTTCCAGGCCATCTGGCCTCGGTACGAGACGCTGAAGAATTCCCAGGTGCTCGGGAAGAAGCGATCAGCGGCGCTTCAGATTCAGAACTCGTTCGGCTCGGAGGTCCCGGCGGACGGCGGTTTCCTCATTCCGGAGGTTTTGCGGTCACAGATCCTCCAGGTCGCTCTCGAGGATGCCGTCGTCCGCCCCCGGGCTCAGGTCATCCCGATGGACTCTCTCAGGGTCCCGATTCCAATGATCGACACGACCAGCAACGTTAGCTCGGTTTTCGGCGGCGTGGTCTG